AAAGAATTTTCAATAACTAACAAAAAACAAAAGAAAAATGGAAACTAAATTAAACAGCGGAGCAATTTTTAAGAATGCTAAAAAGACAAATGAAAAGCAACCTGATTATCAGGGTACGGTAAATGTAAATGGAAAAGAAATGCAGATTAGTATGTGGTTAAAAGAAAGCCAAAAAGGAACTAAATATTTTAGTGTTGCGTTTCAAGAGCCATTTAAAAAAGATACTGAAAATAAAACGTATTCAAATGAAACAAAGTACACCCCAAAAATAGAAGACGATGGATTACCATTTTAGTCTATTCACTACAAAAACGTATAAATAAACAGAATTAAAACTATCTATCATGAAAATTACAATTGAAAAAAAAGAAAGCGTTGAGATTGAAGTTCAATTACCAACTTACGTAAAAAACAATAATCATTATTTTAAAATAGAAGAAAACAAAACTACCTCTATTTATAATAGTGAAAAAAACTATGAAATTGAAATCAATGAATATATGATGAGATTTCCATTTGAATACGATGAAATAACAGAAAGTGAATTCAATGAAGTATATAACCAAGTAAAATCAAAATTATGAAAACTACAGAAAAGAACGAAAAACAAAGTTTATTTAAAAGCTTAGCAGCATTCCAACAAGAAGTGCCAGTTATTCACAAAGAAACAAAAGGTTACGGATATTCTTACGCAGACCTTCCAACTATCTTTGATAAAATCAATCCATTGTTAGCTAAGCACAATTTAGGATTTACTCAACCAATAATGGGCAATTGTGTTAAAACAATTATATTCCAAACTGAAACAGGGGAAACAATTGAATCATTAACTGAAATTCCACAAGGAGTTCAATTAAAAGGTATGAATGATTTTCAGGTTTTAGGTAGTGCAATTACTTACATTCGCAGATATGCTTTAAGTTCAATTTTAGGATTAGTTACCGACAAAGATACTGATGCGGCTGGTGAACAAACAAAGCCAAGTAAACCTATTTTAAAAGCCGATACAGAACACTTTGGCAAAGCAGTTGAGTATTTGATGAAAGGTGGGTCTATCGATGCTATAAAGGCAAAATATGAGGTTAGTCAGGAAGTAGAAACCAAACTAATAAAGTCAATCTAATGGAAAGCACAATTGTTAATTGGTCAGTAGTGAATGAAGAGCAAATTGAAGAAGTTTTTATTAAAATGAGATATTTTGAAGGAACTTGTGAAAGATGCAATTATTCAATTAAAAAATTTCATTCAGATGTTGTTGGTTTTGGTATTAAGCATAAAGCAATAAAATCAGACTGGGATGTGAAAAATTTTGTTTTTGAATTGATAAACATTCCTTTTGATTATGAAAATATGACTGACAAACAAATGAAGTTTTTAAGAGCAATTTCAAAAAGATATTTAATAACTCCTTTAAAGTTCAAATTAGAAGATTATACTAATGAAAAAAAACAAATGAAATTTAATTAATTATGGAAAGCACAATAGAAATATATTCGCCTGAATGGTTTATTAACCGACAAGGTAATTTCACAGGTAGCGAAATTTGGAAGCTAATGACTGAAGCACGTTCTAAAAAGGACGTGCTATCCAAAACAGCAGAAACTTATATTCTCGAAAAGGTATGGGAAAAATTAAGCGGTGAGGTTAAGCAAGGTATAAATAATGCTGCAACCGAATTTGGTAATGACAATGAGCCTATTGCAAAGAAATTTTACACATCTGTAACTGGCAATGATGTTAAGGAATCTTTAATGCTTTATTCAAACGAAATAGAAGGCTTAACAGGCAGCCCTGATGGCTTAGTAGGAGAAGATGGGTTAATCGAAGTTAAATGCCCTTACAATGGCGCAAATCATTTAAAACATTGCTTTATTACAAGTGATGAAACTTTCTTAAGTGAACAACCTGAATACTATTATCAAATGCAATGCTATATGTTATTAAGCGGTCGTAAATGGTGTGACTTCGTTTCTTTCGACCCTCGTATTATTTCAAACTTAGGCTTATTTATTTATCGAGTAAATGCCAATGAAGAAATACATACTAAAATGAAAGAAAAAGTAATAGCAGCAAGGGAACTATTTAATCAATACTTTGAATCATTTAATGGCAAAAAAAATTAAAGATAAAAAATGCAAGGAGTGTGGGAATACCTACACTCCATTTAATAGCCTTCAACAAGTTTGCAGTCCTAAATGCCATTCTATATTTATTGAAAAAAAAGAATGGAAGAAAAAGAAAGCTGAAATGATAAAAAATTTAAGGACAAGAACGGAATGGCTAAAAATTTTGCAAACTACCTTTAATTCATTTATTCGCTTAAGAGACAAAAATAAAGGCTGTATTAGTTGTGGTAAACAATTAAAAGAAGGAAACACCGATGCGGGCCATCTGTGGCCAACTAAATACTCAAACATTCGTTTTAACGAGTTTAATGTGAATGGCCAATGTTCAAGGCCATGTAATAAAGATAAGTCAGGAGACATCAATAATTACAGAATTAACTTTGTTAAAAGATACAGCGAAGAAAAACTAAAAGAACTGGATGAAATTGCTCATATAGAAAAAAAATACACGATTGAAGAAATACAAGAACTAATTAAAATTTACAAATTAAAAATCAAAGAACATGGAAAATAAAGAAAAATTAATAGAAATCGTTTACAATTACTTATGTTATGATATAAAATCAGACAATAGATGGCACGACCCAAGTTCAAAAAATGAACATTGGTTAAAAGTAAAAAAAGATGCTGAAAATATTGTTAATTTAATAATCAAAGAATATGGAAAAAACACTAACACCTGAACAGGCAAAACTTGAATTTGAAAGCCATTTATTAATTGGTTTATTCAAGGCTACAATTGAGCAAAGCACTCACTTAACAGGTAAATACAAACAAAAGATGCTGGCTGACTTTAATCTATGGCAAAGAATCGGTTTTAAACTTTTAGAACAACTTGAAAAAAGGAATATAACGGAAGGTGAATACTTGGATAAAATAGGAGATATTTACCACACTATGAACTCAAATATGCGTGAAGAATTTTACAAAGGATTGGAATGAAAGTAACAGATAAAATAGAAATAACAAATGAAGATAACATGGAGCTAATGGCTCGCTATCCTGATAACTATTTTGATTTGGCAATAGTTGACCCACCTTATGGGATTGATATAAATTTAAGTGGAACACATTTTAAAGAAAAATACGAAATTAAAAGCTGGGATAAAGAAACACCAACAGACAAATATTTCAATGAATTAAAAAGAGTTTCAAAAAATCAAATCATCTGGGGTGGAAACTATTTTTTAGATAGGCTTGGAAATTGTAAATGTTTTGTTATTTGGGATAAAAAAATAGCTGAAGATATGAGTTTTGCAATGTGTGAAATGGCTTGGACTTCTTTTAAAAATGGAGCAAAGATATACAAAACAACCGCAACACAACTTGAAAGAATACACCCTACCCAAAAACCTGTTGCACTATACAAATGGCTCTTAAACAAATACGCAAAGCAAGGCGATAAAATACTTGACACGCATTTAGGTTCTGGAAGTATAGCAATAGCTTGTCACGATTACGGATTTGATTTAACAGCGTGTGAACTTGACAAAGAGTATTTTGATAAAGCCATTCAAAGAATAAAAAACCATGTTAGCCAACAGAAATTGTTTTTATAATTAAAAAACTTTTTGTATATTTGCAAAAGATGAGTTGCAGCATCTATAAAAAAATTAATTATCCCTTTGGTGAGTAGAGCCTGCAACCTCGAAAGCCGAAGGGTTTTTTATTATCAGTTATTGGTTATCTTAAAACCATTAAAATTATGGAAAGAATAAAAACAATTTTTTGTTCATCTGAAAAATCAGATGTTAATTTTGAAATGGAGTGTTTTAAAAACACTCGAAATGAAATTTATATTCAAATAAAAAATCCTGAAAATGAACATGAATTTATGTTTATTTGTTTAGACAAAAAAACAGCCATTAAATTTTCTAAATTATTAAGACGTGAAATTTCTTATATAGAAAGTGAGGTGGATGATGAGGAAAGCAATTAAATTTTATAATAGTTATTTTGAAGTTGCAAGTCAGTTAAATGATAAAGATAGATTAGCATTTTATGATGCTTTATTTAATAAGCAATTTAAAAACATAGAACCAAATTTAAAAGGAATGGCAAAATTTGCTTATATATCTCAAAAACATTCCATTGATGCTCAGGTTAAAGGTTATTATGATATTACTAAAGATGAACAATTTAACCCTAATAAACCCCCTACACAAGGGGGTACTATACCCCCTATCGAACAAGTAAAAGAAGAAGTAAAAGAAGAAGTAAAAGAAAAAGAACAAATAATAGAGTTTAATGTTTTTTGGAATTTATATAATAAAAAACTTGGCAATAAAGATTTATGTGAAAAAAAATGGAATAATCTTAAAAATGATGATAGAAAAAAAATTATTGATACATTACCAAACTTTATAAATTCTATAAAAGATAAACAATACCAACCTTATCCTGAAACATATTTAAACAATAAAAGATGGAATGATGAAATAACAACTGAAAAAAAAATATTACCAGTTGGAATAAAATCAGTGGCAGAACAAATTGAGGAAATGAGAAGGTATGGAGAAGATAGGTTTAATAAAATGAAAGAGGAGGGTGAGTTATGATAACAATATTTAAAGATTTTAACGAAACCAAAAATCCTTATTATTTGCCTATTGAAAAAGTACTGCAAAGAATTAAAGAATGTAAAATCCAAAATAAAATAGATGAATTAAGAAATGAAAAAGATGAAAAGAAAAAAAGTATATTAAAAAAGAAATTGCCTTGTATTTGTTTTTCAGGCAAATTTTTAACACGTTCTGATAAAGATTTAACTGAACATTCAGGTTACATTATTTTGGATTTTGATAAATTAGATAATGCAGAGGAATTTAAAATATCTTTAAAACGCTTTAATTTTATTTATAGCGCATTTATTTCTCCAAGTGGTAATGGAGTTAAGGCAATAGTAAAAATACCTCCTATAATCGAAAAACATAGGGGTTACTATCGTGGAATATTAAAAGTATTTCCAGAATTAGATAGTACATCAATAAATGAAAGTCGTATTTGTTTTGAATCTGTAGATGCTAATTTATGGATAAATAAAGATGTAATTGAATTTACAGATTATGTAGAAGTAGAAAACATAAAAACAAAAGATGTTAAAATAAAAAAAGCTACAAAAACAGATTACTCTAAAGTAAACATTTCATTAGAAATGATTAGAAATTCAATTGATGGAGGTAAACACGCTACTCTTTTGAAGGCATCTAAATTAATGGGTGGTTATATTGCAACTGGTTATGTAGAAGAAAATGAAGCTATAAGATTACTTGAAAAAGAAATAAATGATAAAGGAGTAGATAATTTTGATACTGCAAAACAAACTATTTTAGATGGAATTAATTATGGTAAAACACAGCCAATAATTGAAGAACCTATAAAACAAACAAAAGTTAAATCAACAATTAATGTAAATGATAATGATTTTTCATTTTTAGCAGATGAAAATGATATTAATAATTATTTAATTGAATGGAGACAAGGAACATTTAAAAAAGGATTATCAACTGGTTTAGATACATTAGATAATTATTTTTTATTTAAAAGAGGTAACTTTAATGTTTATAATGGTTTTGATAATGTAGGAAAGTCAACTACTCTTTGGTATTTTTGTTTATTAAGTTCTCTTTATCATGGTTGGAAATGGATAATATATTCAGCGGAAAACAGAAATGGCTCAGTAATTAAAAGATTGATTGAATTTTATTGTGGAGAAAAAATACATTTATTAAAAGAAATGCAATATGAAAATGCTTATAATTTTATAAAATCAAAATTTACTATAATTAATAATGAACAGATGTATAATTATAAAGATATACTTACAATTACTGAAAAATTACTCTTAAAAGATAAATACGATGGTTTATTATTAGACCCTTACAATTCTTTAAAAATAGATTTATCAGATAATAGTAAATTAAGTACACATGAATATCATTACGAAGCTGCAAGTGAAATGCAAATGTTTGCCAAAAAAAGAGATATTTGTGTATATTTAAACTGCCATGTAGTAACAGGAGCAATGAGATTAAAAACTGCACCTATGAAAGCAGATACAGAAGGTGGAGGAAAATTTGCAAATAAAGCTGATGACTTTGTAACTATACATAGAGAAACACAAGACCCTGAAAACTGGATGTGTACTCAACTACATGTAAGAAAAATTAAAGAAATTGAAACTGGAGGAGGTTATACTCCATTAGATGTGCCTTTTATTTTAAAAATGAAAATTAATAATTGTGGATTTACTGATATTTATGGAAATGACCCAATAGTAAAATGGAAACAATTATCTACAAGACAAGTTGAAATAAAAGAAACAAATAACTATTTTTTAAATGATAAACCAAATCATGAGCCTTTTTAAAAATAATATGAAAAAAACTGATTATCAATTTATTTTGTTTTCAATCTTATTACTTTTTGATTTACTTTTGCAAAAGTGATTGAGGAACTCGTAAACAATAAAATATACAAACAAATAACTCGTAATATTTGCCACAATCACGAATTACTTGAGGATTTACATTCGGAGGCTATTATTGTGATAATTGAAAAACAAATTGACTTTTCAACTATTAGAAACCTTCGCCATTACTTTTCAACCGTTTGCTGGTTAACTTGGCACTCAAATAAATTTAGAAAACGTTATTTTGTTGAACACGTTACATTTGTGGATAATTTAAATGAAATAGTTGAGCAAAATGATAATATTGATTATTCAGCTTTAATCAGCTTTTTAAATGACTCCCCACAAACAGAAAATGAATTTTACGAACAAAATCTTTTAAAGCTTTATATTCAGCATGGGGATGCTAAAAAGTTAAGCGATAAAACAAAGATACCTTATAGAACGGTAGCAAACGATATAAAAAAAATCAAAGAAAAACTCAAACGACAACACAATGAAAAAAATTCTCATCAAAGCGAACATGGGGAACCTTAACGGTTTATCATTTCACCGATTAATAGTTCCTTTTGCAAAAATATCCGATATGGTAAACTTCCAATGTGATGTTTTCCCTGACTTAGATGTTGCAACCGATGAGCAGCTTAAACAATATTCAGCAGTAGTTTATCAAAGAGAAATCGATACAGGTGGCAAATCATTAGAAATAATTAAAAAGTTTCACTCATTAGGAATAAAAGTAATATTCGATATTGACGACATCTGGACTTTACCTAAAAGCCATTATTTAAGTAGACTTTACGACATACACAATATACCAGACCAAACAATTGAAATTCTTAAAAATGTTGACTTAGTAATAACCACTACCAAACATCTGGCATCAAAAATTAAAAGATACAATAAAAACGTTGAGGTTATTCCAAACTGTTTAGACCATGAAGACGAGCAATGGAAAGCAAACAAAAGCAAAAGCGACAAAATAAGGTTTGGTTATATTGCAGGGATATTCCACAAAGGCGATATTTCAATTTTGGAACTACCTATTCGTAAAGTATTGAGGCACGATATAAACGCTCAATTTGTTTTAGGCGGTTACAATGATAATGCAGATTATCACTACTACGAAAAAGTAATGAGTGGCGGTAAGGTAACCGATAAATATCAAAGAGTTTACAGTTTGCCAGTACATGATTATGGTAAGGCTTATAACGAAACAGATGTAAGTTTAATTCCTCTTCAATCAAATTCATTTACTGAATGCAAAAGTGAAATTAAATTACTCGAAGCTGGTTTACATGGCAACCCTGCAATAGTAAGTGAAGTGCTACCTTATAACACTTTTCCCAAAGAAACAGCAATATTCTTAAAAAACAATGATATAAATGGCTGGTTTAAGGCAATAAGAGAATTAACCAGAAATGAATCAATGAGAAAGGAATATGCAGAAAGTTTACAAAAATATATTGAAAAACATTATAATATAAACAAATGGACGGAAGTAAGGAAACAAATCCTCGAATCGGTATTGGCGTAACAACCACTCCAAACAGATATGAGTACATTGATAGATGGCTTGAATACTTTGAAAAGTTTAAACCTAAAAACTATCACTTACACATACATACTGACGAACATTACAAAGGTGTTGCCTATTCAAAAAATCAAAATTTAAAAACATTACAGGATTGTGATTATATTTTCCTATTTGACGACGACTGCTATCCTGTTAAACCTGACTGGGCAAAGTTTTTTATTGAATCAAATTACAATCATTTACTTTACTTACAACCATACCATAGAATAAAAAGCAAAATAAACAATTTAGAGAGCTATCACGATTGTGGTGGGGTGTTAATATACTTAACAAAAGAAGTATTAAATAAAGTCGGTTATTTTAATCCTGAGTATGGGCAGTATGGATTTGAACATGCAGGTTACTCAAATCGAATATATAAAGCTGGTTTAACATCATCCCCTTATCAACAATTAACAGGAACTGATAAATATTTTTTTTCAAAAGATTACATGAATATAGAACACAAATCGAGTATTCCAATTTATAAAAAGAATAAATTAATTGAAGAAAATCGAAAAGTTTTTTTAAAGGAATTACAAAGCGAAAAAATTTATTATAACTTTGCAGAGTGAACGAACACATCCTTTTTAAATTAGCAACCCGAAGCAGACCACATAAAGCAAAAGCAGCTATTGATAATATTATTGCTAATTGCAATTCAATGAATTACACAATATTAGTAAGCATTGATGAAGATGACTTAACCATGAAAAACTTTGAACATAAAGACGATAATGTTTTTATAATCAAAGGAACTTCCAAAAATAAGATTGATGCTATAAATAGGGACATGGATATTTTTGAAGGTTGGAAAATACTTATTAATACTTCGGATGACATGGTATTTAACATAAAAGGTTTTGATGAAATAATAAGACAGGATTTTAACGGATATTATGACCAAGTATTACATTATACAGATGGATATCAAAAAGGAAACTTAATGACAATGAGTATAATGGGTTATGATTACTATAAACGTTTCAATTATATTTACTATCCTGATTATATTTCTCTTTGGTGTGACATGGAGGCAACCGAAGTAGCTCATTTGCTAAACAAATATAAATACATGGGCGATGCAAAGCAATTGTTTACACACGCTCATCCTGCATGGGGATTGACTGAATACGATGAACAATACAGAAAAACTGAAAGTCAAGTAGTTAATAATCATGATAAGACTTTATTCAATTATCGAAAATCAGAAAATTATTTTTTGCCTGACCATTTAATAATAAACAAACCTAAATATTAATGTATAGTCAAAATAACGAAGAAGAAGTAATATCAAACTATTTTGGAAACAAAATAGGTAACTTATTAGATATAGGGGCAAACGATGGAATTACTTTATCAAATAGCAGAAAATTAATAGAATTAGGTTGGAGTGGTGAATTAATTGAACCTGCAGAAATGCCTTATAACAAACTTGTAAATTTATATAAAGACAATAAAAAGATTAAATTACATAATATAGCTATATCGGATTTAAGAGGTGAGCTAACTTTTTATTCAAGTGGAGAACATGTAGGTAATGGAGATAGTGATTTACTTTCTACTCTCTCAATAGTTGATAAACAAAAATGGGAAAATACAACAGTATATAAAGAAATTAAAGTCCAATCATTAAAATGGATTGATTTTTATAATTGGCAAATTTATGACTTTATAAATATAGATGCTGAAGGTTATGATTTAAGCATTTTAAAACAAATGGATTTAAAAGAATTGGGATGTAAATGTTTATGTATTGAACACAATGGACATCAATATAATGATATAATAAGAGAATTGAAAAAATATAATATGAAGACAATTTTAGTAAATAACGAAAACATAATAGCAGCAATATAATGGGAATTACAGATTTTAGTTTACTTATTTTAAATAAGTATATCAACGAACAAAAAACAGTATTAGAGTTAGGAGCTCAAAATCTTTATGTGGAATCATATCCAAGCGCACCGTATGCAGATAAATATTATACTGCAAAAGGATTAGAATATACTTGTATTGATTTAAATAAAGAAAACAATGCTATGGAATTAGATTTATCTATAAAACAAAATTTAGATAAATTTGATATAGTTACTGACTTTGGAACTTCCGAACATATTGGTATTGATGGCAAACATGACCCAAAAGCATTTTATAATTGTTGGTTAAATAAACATAATGCTTGTAAAATAGGAGGTTTAATTATTAGTGAAAACCCAAAAACAGGCAATTGGATAGGTCATGGTTTTAATTATGTGACTGAAAACTTTTATAGACAATTAGCTCAATCAAATGGTTATGAGATACTTGAAATAGGCGAACATCCTGCAATGAATAACATAACAGATGGTTGGAATATTTATTGTGTACTTCGCAAAACTCAAGAAAAATTTATGACATTAACTAATTTTAAAAAATTAGAATTTTATACATCATGATACTTTCAATCCTTATACCAACTGTACCTCAAAGGGCTAACCTTTTTTTAGAGCTTCATAGAGAAATTAACTCTCAATTAGAAATCACAAACGCATTTGGAATAGTTGAGGTTATTTCAGATGATGCACCAGTAGGTACAAAAACTACAGGTCAAAAGAGAAATGACTTAATTAATGCAGCGCAAGGCGAATATGTTTGGTTTATTGACGATGATGATATGATAATGCCAAATGCACTTAAAAACGTTTTAACAGCATTAGAACAAAAACCTGATGCATTAGCTATTAATGGAATAATCACTACTAATGGTGTAGATAAAAAAGAATGGTATATAAGTAAGGATTTAGAATATATTGCAGATTGGTCTAAAGGATATGAAGTTTATTTAAGACCAACAAATCATATTACACCAACTAAAAGAGAAATAGCAAAACTAATAAAGTTTGAAGATAAAAGTAACTTTGAAGATTATGCTTATTGCATGGAACTCAAAAGATTAGGATTAATTAAAACAGAAGTTAAAATAGACGAACCTGTTTACCATTATAGATACATCAACTATGATAAACTTTACTGAATGCGCAATAATATGTTTTGCAAATAGCAGCTATTCAAAGGGGGCGCAAAGATTAAGAGAAAGTGTAACTGAACATAATTTTAAAGGTGAACTATTTATTTTCACAGATGAAACGCAAGTTCCATGTCCGCTTCACTCACAAAATCCTTACGCTTTTAAAACTTTTATATTTGATAGAGTAAAAAATTTAGGCTTTAAAAAAATACTATGGGTTGATTCATCTGTTTATTTAATTAAAAACATAGACCACATATTTGAATTAATAGATAAAGATGGATATTTAATGCAAGAAGCTGGTCATCATGTAGGAACTTGGGCAAATGATAAATGTTTAAATTATTTCAATATAAATAGAGATGAGGCATTAAATATGTTAATGTATGGAAATGCAGGTTTATTAGGATTAAATTTTGAAAATGAAATAGCTATTAAATTTTTTAACAAATGGCACCAGGCATCAAAAGACGGAATATTTATCGGTAAATGGAATAATAACGATAAAACAGAAAGCGAAGATGAAAGATGCAAAGGTCATAGGCATGATATGACTTGCGGAAGCATAATAGCAAATCAACTTAAAATGAAATATCATTCAGGGCAAAGTATATTAATGTATGGCGCACCAGAAGATGAATCATTAAACGAAACAATAGTATTTAAAGCTCAAGGAATTAATTAATGTTTCAACTACTCGCAACTACATACATAATAGCAAAGTTTATCCCCAAACCTTTATGGTTACATCGTAAACCATTTACTTGTCCTCTTTGCTTAACTTATTGGACTTTCTTAATTTATCAAATAATTAACTTTACAACTTATTTTGATTTGATTACAATTCCTTTTACCTTTGCATTAATAGCTTCACTTTTTGAACGATTAAACGATAGGTACTTATGACCGAAGAAATAAAACAATCTTTGTTAAATTGGGAGTCAATGGGTAAAAACTACTCCCCAACGTTCAATTGGAGTGAACTTAACGAAATAGCTATCAAATCAGGTAATAAACCTTTTAACTTAGGATGCTCAGAATGTAGGAGACAATTACTCGATTACTTATTAGCAATAATTAAAGATGGAGCAAGTAAATAATCCTCAACATTACGGTGGAAAAGAAAATACCTATGAAGCAATAAAAGTAATTGAAGCATGGGAACTAAACTTTCATTTAG